CGACGAGGTCGAGTTCCGCGACGACGTGCGCGTCCTCAAGCGGGTGACGCTCTACGAGGTCTCGGCGGTCGCGCTCCCGGCGAACCCGAGCGCCGTCGTCACCGACGTCAAACGCGCACCGCCAGCGCCGCCGCCAGCGCCCGAGCCGCGCCTGTCGCTGCGCTTCGAGCTGCTCCGCCGTCGCTTAGCCAGGCACGGCATCACCGTGGAGGCCCCATCATGTCCATGACGATCTCTGAGGCGCACGTCGAGATCCGGCGCCTCTACGACGCGGCCGCCGCGATCGAGAACCGCTACCCGGACGGCCTGACCCAGGACGCCAACGCCGAGGACTGGACGGAGGCGAAGCGGCTGCTCGGCGAGATCGACGGCCTGGAGGCGAAGCTCTCCGGCCTCGAAGAGGCCGACGCCCGCAAGCAGCGCATCCTCGACAACCAGAAGCGGCTCCGCCAGCCGGCCATGCCCCACCAGCACGCCAGCGGCGACCCGCCGGACGGCGGCAAAGCGGTCACGTCGTTCAGCCAGCAGTTCGTCGACTCGGCCGAGTACAAACGGATCGTCGACAGCGGCGCCCTGAACAACCCGTCGAACCGGGTCGAGATGGGCGTCAAGCTCGACGGCTCGCTGCTCCGCTACCTGCTCGCCAAAGCGCTGGTGTACTCGGGTAGCGGCGTCGGCGGCGCGCTGGTCCGCCCGGATCGCGTGGCCGGCGTCGACGCGCTCTACCGGCCGACGACGATCCTCGACCTGATCCCGACGACCAGCACCACGTCGAACACGATCGAGTACTACGAGCAGACGACCTCGACCAACAACGCGGCGCCCGTGGCCGAGGCGACCGCGATCACCGGCACGACCGGGACGAAGCCGGAGGGCGCGCTGGCCTGGCTGCTCCGCTCGCTGCCGGTCGCGACGATCGCCGAGTGGATCCCGATCACCAACCAGATGCTGGCCGACGCGCCGGCCCTTCAGGGGATGATCGAGAACCAGCTCCTGACGCACCTGGCACTGACCCTGGAGACGCAGGTCATCTCGGGGACCGGCGTCGCCCCGAACATGCTCGGCATCCTCGCCAATACCGGGATCCAGACGATCGGGCTCGGGGCTGGCTCGGGCTCGGCGATCGACGCCGTCTACCGCGCGATGACGCAGGTCATGGTGACGGGGCTCGGCAACCCGACCGCCTCAGTCTGGAACCCGCTCGACTTCGAGGCCGTCCGGCTGGCGCGTGAGAACGACGCTACGGCCACCCTCGGCGGCTACCTGCTCGGCCCGCCGAACGTCACCGGCCCGACGACGTTGTGGGGGCGGCCCGCCGTCCTGGCGATCGGGATGCCCGAGAACACGGCGCTGGTCGCCGACTTCAGCCAGATGATGGTGTTCGACCGCGAGCAGGGCGCGATCCGGGTCGGGACCGCCAATGACGACTTCATCCGCAACATCCAGCGGATCCTGGCCGAGCTCCGGGCCGTCCTGGCGCTGTTCCGCCCGCTGACCGCCTGCCGGGTGACCGGGGTCTAGGCCGTGGCGACGTACCGGGTCGGGCCGGAGGGCGCGACGGTCTTCACGTCAGACGGGAAGCCGCTCCGCAAACTTGCGCCCGGCCAGGTCGTCGTGGCCGGGCTGATCGAGATGCGCGGCAGCCTCGCCGCGCAGCACGCCGAGAACGAGCGGCGGCGCGTGGCCGGCTACGCCGACAAGCGGCTACGGCCGGCCACCGACACGCGTCCCGATCGCCTCGAGGACCGGGGCGCCGGCTGATGGCCGCCTACACGACCGCGGACGCCATCGCGGCCTACCTCGGCGTCACGTTCACGCCCGAGCAAGAGGCTCAGGCCGAGGCCGTTGCCGACGCGGTAACGGCGTACATCGACGGCTACACGGGCCGGACCTGGCAAGGGACGTCACCCGTCATGGGCGAGCTCGCCAACGTCCTGCCGGGCTCGGCTGCCTGGCCGGGCGCCTACGGGATCGTCTACCTCGTCTCGCGCCCCGTCACCAGCGTCTCGAGCGTCACGCTCAGGACCGCCTACCCGCACGCCACCGAGACGGTGCTCGCCGCGACGGAGTACGAGCTGGTGGACCCGACACACGGCGTCCTGACGCTGGTCGGCGGCGACGCTGGCCCGTACCCCGGCCTGCTTGCGCTGGTCGACTACGCCTACACCCCCGGCCCGCCGGCTGACATCCAGCTCGCGGCCACCATGATCGGCGCCGGCCAGATGTCCGCCATCATGGCCATCCAGCGCGGGAGCAGCGTCATCGCCGACAACCCGTCGCTGGCCGGCGTCGAGCAGATCAGCGTCGGGCAGAACGACGTCTCGGTCAGGCTCAGCTCGACCGTCACCGGCGGCGCGGCCGCCCGAACCTCGGCGGCCGGGTCGTCCTGGGCCGCTCCGGGCTCGGCCGTGGCCGCCATCCTCGACCGCTACCGGCGTCCAGTGATCGCGTAATGCGTGCAGCATGAGCTCGCCGATCGCGCTCCCGATGGGCTGGCTGCGAGGCATCTCTGATGCCTTCCTGCCCGATACAGCAACGATCTCGCGCTACACCGAGAGCAACACCGCTGACGGCGTGGTCCAGGACTGGCAGGTCGTAGCGACCGGCGTCCCGTGCCGGGTCAGCCCGTCCGGAACGACCGCCGCCGAGACGGCCGGCTCGACCACCAACGTGCTACGCGGCGTCTCGGACTGGGTGATCTGGCTGCCAGCCCTGACCGACGTCAACGACCGCGACCGGATCACCGTCACCGGGGCCGACCGCCCGGACGCGCGGACCTTCGAGGTCAACCGCGTCGGCGAGCGCAGCTACGAAGCGTCGCGCGAGCTGATCTGCTCACTGCTGACGTAGGGAGAAGCGATGGCCGTCATCACTGTCCAGCGGATCGTCCTGCTGATCGGCGTGATCCTCTGCGTGCTCGGCGCGTTCGGGGTCGCGCTCGGGCCGGCCGACGTCTTCCAGGTCGGCGTCGCCGTCTGCTTCGCCTCCTGGCTGGTGCCGTAGCCGTGGCCGGCGCCACCGGCGTCACGATCCGCATCGTGTCGAACAAGCTGGCCTCCACGGCGGCCGGGCAGCATGCCGAGACGCTCGCCGCCGTCTCACGCGCCGGCTTCGCGATCGAGGCGGCCGGCAAGGCGAAAGCGCCCGTCCTGACCGGCACGCTCCGGCGCTCGATCCACACCGTGCTGTCGAACGGCGGCGCGACCGCGACGGTCGGCCCGTCGGTCAACTACGGCATCTTCGTCGAGTTCGGCACCCGCCGGATGGGCGCGCGACCGTACATGCGGCCGGCCGCCGAGCTGGTGTTCCCGCGCTTCGTCGACGAGATCAAGGCGATCACTCGGAAGGTCTACTAACGTGGCCGTCGAAGGCCAGCGGGTCGCCGCGTTCGTCTGGGACGCCTTGCGCAACGACTCCGGCGCCGGCGGCGTCAACACCCTGCTGGGCGGGACGCCGGCCACGCCAGGGCGGATCTACCGCGACCAGGCGCCGCAGGCGGCCCAGCTCCCGGCGGCCGTGATCGCGCTGGTGTCGTCGACGGACTCCAACACGCTCGGCGGCGTCCGGGCGTTCGACGTCGTCCTGGTCGACGTCAGAGTCGTCGCGAGCGGCGTCAACTGGGGCGCGATCGACCCGATCGCCGACCGCGTCGACGTCGTCTTGCACGGCCGGGTCGGCACGCGCAGCGGCGTGCAGGTCGTCGAGCTACGCCGCGACCAGACCCAGGCGTTCGTCGAAGTCGACGCTGGCGCGTCGTTCTCGCATCTGATCCAGACGTACCGCACCGAGGCGCACGCCACCGCGTAGGGGAGAACGCCATGCCAGACAGATACCTGGTTACCGAGATCTGTGAGATCGGCGTCGAAAGTGTTCCGGGCACGGCCGTGCCGTCAACGGTCAAGCTCGGCGGCCTGGTCATCGAGCTGGACACGGCCCTGGAGCTCGACCGGATCGCGCCGTCTGGGAACCTCTGGGATACGATCGCGGCGCCCAGGCAGGAGCACGCGACCGGGTCGCTCTCCGGCTATCCGACCTACACCGAGCTGCCGTACGTGTTCTCAAACGTGTTCGGTGCGGCCGTCGTCACCACGCCGTCGGGCGCCGTCAACGCGCGCCGCTGGTCGTGGGCGCCGTCGTCCTCGACGCCGTGGACGCCGCTGACCTGGACCATCCGGCGCGGCATGGTCGGCAACACCGCCGAGCTCGCGGCCTACGGCCTGCTCTCCGGCGTCTCGCTCTCGTTCACGCGGACGGCGCAGCCGGAGATCGGCGGCGACCTGTTCGCGCGGGCGCTCGACTACGCCGCCAGCGTCGGGGCGACCGGCCTGACCGCGCTCGACCTGGTGCCGGTCCTGCCGACCCAGGTCTGCGTCTACCTCGACGACACGTTCGCCGAGCTGGGCACCACCAAGCTGACGCGCGATTTCTTAGCAAGCATCGAGATCAGCGACCTGTTCGGCCCGTTCTGGCCGCTGGACTGCGAAAACCTCAGTTTTGGCGGCCACGCCCCGCTGAAGCCTGAGGCGATGGCGATGCTCCAGCTCGGCAACGACACCCAGGGCCGCGAGCCGGTCAGCCCGATGCGCACCGGCGACACCCGCTACCTGCGGATCGAGGCGACCGGGCCGCAGATCGACGCCGGGCCGCCGGCCCACACCCACCGGCTGCGGATCGACGCCGCGCTCAAGGTCGTGCAGGCGCCGACGCGGGGCGACAGCGACGGGCTCTCAACGCTGGAATGGGGCTTTGGCATCTTCGACGACCCCGCGTTCGGCGGGGCGCTCCGCGTCGAGCTCACCACGAACATCGCCGCGCTCTAGGAGGGAGGAGCTATGCCGTTTGACCTGGCGTCGGTCGAGCGCGGGCACGGCGAGTGCGTCGCCGAATGGCAGGGTGATGAGATCGTGCTCCGCTACCGGGCCAGTCTCGACAACCGCGCGATGATCGCGGTCAAGCGCGCGCTCGTCGGCGTCGAAATGATCGGGGCGCCGGTGCGAGTGCCCGACTTCGAGGCGGCGATTGACGAGCTGGTCCGCCTGCTGCTGCCGTCCGGCCCGGACGTGCCGGAGCATGAGCGCGGCTGGGACATCACGCGCGACGGCGTCCCGGTCGCGATCACGCCGGAGGAGCTGATCGCGCTGCCGTTGGGCCTGCCGGTCGCGCTGCTGATGGCCGTGTTCGCGGACGTCAGCGACCCAAACCGCGTACGGCCCTGCAGCGCTGGCTCGTCACCGGCGGACGGCTCGGAGGGCCGCCTGACTACTACGGCATCGTCAAAGACGCGCAATGGGCGCATCTCGCCCCCTGGACGCTCGCCGGCCTCGACCACACCGCCGGCTGGCTCTGCTGGCGGCTCTGGATAAACAGCGTGCGGAACGCCGAGATCGCCGCCGAGAACGAGCAGGCCCTCAAACGAGAACGCGCCGCGAAACTGCAGCAGGCGATGAGTCGTGCCCGAAGTCGCTAACCTCCAGGTCGTCGTCTCAGCCGACACCAGCGCCGCCGAGCGCGGTCTTTCTGACCTCGGGACCAAGGTCAACAGCGCGGGGTCGGCGTTGCAGACGGCGCTTGGCGGCGCGGCTATCGCCGCCGTCGCCGGGCTCGGCGCCGCGTTCGTCGGTTCGGTCAATTCGGCCATGGACTTCGAAAAGCAGATGTCCGCCATCTCGGCCGTCACGGGAGCCTCTGCCGCAGAGATGGAGGCGCTGACGGCGACGGCGTTGCAGCTCGGCAAGGACACCAGCTTTTCCGCCAAAGAGGCGGCCCAGGGGATCGAGGAGCTGGTGAAGGCTGGCGTCTCGGTTGAGGACGCCATCGGCGGCGGAGCTCGCGCGGCGCTCGACCTGGCGGCGGCTGGCGCCATCAGCGTCGGCGACGCCGCCGAGATCGCGTCGAACGCGATGAACGTCTTCAACCTCTCTGGCGGCGACATGGGGCATGTCGCCGACGTGATCGCCGGCGCGGCCAACGCCTCGGCCATCAGCGTCAACGACTACAAGTTCTCGCTCGCGGCGGCTGGCGCGGTCGCGTCCACGGTCGGGATCGGATTCGAGTCGCTTTCGGAAGCGATCGCCGTCATGGGCCAGGCCGGCATCAAAGGATCTGACGCTGGCACGTCGTTGAAAACGATGATGATGAACCTGATCCCGTCCACCAACAAGCAGAAAGACCTGTTCCGCGAGTTGGGCCTCATCACGTTCGACGTCCAGCGCGGGCTCGAGGGCGCCGCCAAGCTCGGCATCCAGCCAGCGACGCAAGACCTGGCAGGGCTATCGGCCGCGATGATGGACTCCCTCGGGCTCTCGCGAGATACGGCGACCTGGACGAAGAAACAGGAGCAACAATACGAGGAGCTGTCGAGCAAGCTTGGGCTGACCCAGAACGCGTTCTTTGACGCGACCGGCAAAGCCAGGTCGTTCTCCGAGATCGCGCAGGTGCTCCAGGACGCGCTGAAAGGCATGACCAAGGAGCAGCAGTTGGCGACGCTCGAGGTCATGTTCGGCTCGGACGCGATCCGGGCCGGCGCGGTCATGATGGAAGCCGGCGCACAGGGCTTCACCGATATGGCCGAGGCGATGTCGAAGGTCACGGCGCAAGCGGTCGCCGAAGAACGGCTGAACAACCTGGCCGGCTCACTGGAAAAGCTCAAAGGCTCGGTCGAAACGGCCATGATCATCTTCGGCGGCCTGTTCACGCCGATCTTGAAGGGCTGGGTAGACACGCTCACGGAGTACGTCAACCAGGGCATCGAGATCCTCGAGAAGCTGCCGAAGGCGTGGGACGGGATCGTCGAGGCGTTCACGACCGGCGACATCGGCGCCGACGCGCTCGCGGGCTTTACCGACCTGTTCGGCGACTTCGGCACGACCGTGCAGGCGGCGCTGATGATGGCCGGCAACGCGTTCCGCACGCTCCAGCCGGCGCTCGACGCGTTCGGGAGCTGGCTCTCGACGCATACCGAGCTGATCTACGGGCTCGGGGTCGCGCTCTTGTCGCTGATGGCCGCTCAGGCGGTCGTGGCCGTCATCAGCGGCATCGGCGCGGCGATCGCGCTGCTGACGTCGCCGATCGGGCTCGTCGTCGGCGCCATCGCGATCCTCTCCGCCGCCTGGATCGGCAACTGGGGCGGCATCCAGGAAAAGACCGCCGCCGTCTGGGCCTACCTCGAGCCGACGTTCACGGCGTTAGCGGCCTGGCTCGGCGAGAAGATCCCGCCGCTCCTGGACTGGATCGCCACCGTGGGCTGGCCGGCCCTGGTCAGCGCCGGCACCGCCGTGGCCGACTTCGTGACCGGGACGCTGATCCCGGCGCTCACGACGCTAGCCGAATGGCTGGGGCCAAAGCTGGTCGACGTCTGCACCTGGATCTCCGAAACCGGCTGGCCGGCCCTGGTCGCGGCCGGCGAGGCCGTCTACGGGATGGTCCAGGTGATGCACCAGTGGTTCACGGACCTGTTTGTGGCCCTGGAGCAGCGCGGCGTGTTTACCGAGCTGCAAGCGCTCTGGCGCGACCTGACGACGATCGCGGCTAGCCTGTGGCAGACGATCCAGCTCGTCTGGGACTGGTTGACGAAGGTCAACACGGCGGCGGGCGAGACGACCAGCGGGCCGGCCGCGCGCGCGGTTGACTGGTTCAAGAACCTCGGGCAAGCGGCGTACGAAGCGGCCGGCGGCGTGGACGCGATCGCCCGAGGGTTCGGGAACTTCATCCGCGACATCCGGACCGGCCTCGGCTGGATTCAGCAGCTCATCGACAAGCTCAACCGCCTGATCGGCAAACAAAAAGAAGCGGCCAGCCGCTCGGAGTACAGTAGCCGCGAGAGCAGGGAGTTGGCGCACGGCGGGATCATCTCCGAGCCGGTCGTCGGCTACGGCCTGCGCTCGGGTGCGCGCTACTCGATCGGCGAGGCCGGGCCGGAGGCGGTCGTCCCGCTCGGCGGCAGCTCGGGCGGCTACGGCGGCGCGGCCGGCGGCATGACCGGCCTGGTCGTCAACGTCAACGTCTACGGCTCGGCGTTAGCATCCAGGCAGGAGATCGCCGACGCCGTCGTGGTCGGCCTGTCAGCGGCCCAGCAGCAGGGCCGGACCAGGCTGTCGGTCGTATGAGCAGCCCGTCGTCGCGCTACACCTCGCTGGTCGACTGGGACGCCAACGGGAATTACACCGGCACCTACGACGACATCACCCACTACGTCCTGCCGGCCGACACGATCACGGTCAGCGGGCAGGGCCGCGACCAGGCCAGAGGGACGGCACCGCCCCAGCAGCCGAGGATGGAGCAGACGCTCCTCAACCTCGACCGCCTGTTTTCCTCGGAGTTCGCGTCGTCGCCGTTAGCGGGCAACCTGCTGCCAGGCCGGCCGACGCAGTTCCGAATCACCATCGGCAACGACTGGCTCATGGACTCACCAGACGTCCCGATGGATTCGCCCGAACACTTCATGGAAGGGGCCGGCTTCGCCTACGCGCTGTTCACCGGCGTCATCGACAGCATCGATGAAGACCCGATCCTCGGCCGGAACCGCGTCAGGCTGACGTCGCACGGCCGGCTGAGCCGGCTCGAGCGGGCCCGCGTCGAGACGCAGCTGTACGCGTCGATCACGACCGGCGCGGCGATGCAGTACCTGCTGGCGGCGGCCGGCCTCTCGGCGTCGGAATACAGCATCGACAGCGACGTCGTCACGAACGGGCGGATTCTCGCCTACTGGTACGGCGACGGCTCCGACGCCTACAGCCAGGCGCTCGCGCTCTGGGCGACCGAGGGCTATAGCGCGTTCTTCGGCGAGGACGAAGACGGTATCATTCTCTTCCAGGGCCGCAACTACCGCACGCTCTCCGAGCGGTCGCAGGAGGTCCAGGCGACGTTTCGCGACGTGCTGTCCGGCGACGACCTCTGGCACGTCGGCTTCCGGCTGCACCCCGGGATTCGCGACGTCATCAACCGCCCGGTCGTCGAGATCGTCCAGCGCCAGGCGGCGGCGCTCGCCGTGGTCTGGGAGTACGGCTCAAACGTCCTCACGCTCGACGGGACCGGCGCCGCGAGCGTCCGGGCGGCGCCATCTGATCCGTTCGTGGGCGCGGTCGCGCCATCCGTCGCGAGCGGCGACTTCGTGGTATCGGCCGGGACGGTCAGCGTCGCGCTCTCGCGGGCCAGCGGCGCCTCGACCGAGATCCAGTTCAGCGGCGGATCGCCGGGCGCGACGATCTCGACGCTCCGGCTACGCGCACAGGTCATGGCCGTCACCGGCGGCGTGACGGCGGAGACGCTGATCGACACCTCGGCCTCGATCGCGACCTACGGCGAGCGGTCGCTCCAGCTCGACGCCCTGCCGGGCCTGGCGCTCACGGACGCGGTGTCGTTGTGCGACGCGATGGCGATTGCCTACCAGGAGCCGCGCCCGGTCGTCGAGCTGGACACCGTCAACGACGAACGCCGCGTCGCCGTCCAGATCATGCGCCTGCTGATCGGCGACCGTATCCACGTCGTCGACTCCTGGTCGGGCGCTGACCTGGACGTCCTGATCGAGCAGCGGCGGCACCGGATCACGAACGGGCCGAGCCACTTGGTCACGTTCGGCTGCGAAAAGGTGGTCGAAGCCGACTGGGGCCTCTACGACGACGGCCTGTACGGGGTCGCCCTGTTCGGGCAGTAGGAGGGACACGCCACATGCCAGGACCGACCAGCCTACCGCCGGCCTACGTGTTCAGCCCGACCGACACGGCCGATAGCGTCAACCACGGCTCGGAGCTCCACGTCGACGACCGCGCCGAAATCCGGGCGCTCTGGACGAAGTTCGGGCTCGGCGCCTCGACGCCGGCCGCCGCCTACCAGACGCTGATGGCGAGCGCGGCTGGCGCTTCGGCCTGGGGCTACTCCGGCGCGGTCCAGCTCGCCCAGATCGCGCCGCTCGGAGCCGTCGCGGCCGCGATGGCGTTCACGGCGATCCCGCAGACGTTCCGCAACCTGCTGCTCCAGGTCGACGCTCGAGGCGACACGGCGGCCGCGAATACCGGTCTGAATATCCGCTTCGCGGCGAGCGGCGTCAGCTACGACAGCGGCGCGAATTACGATTTCCAGACCCTCTATGCCTCGGGCGCCACGCCCGGCGCCTTCGAGGCGTTCGCGCAGACGTCGCTCGCTCCGATCTCGGTGCCGGCCGCGAGCGCAGCGGCCGGGCTCTCCGGCGGCGGCTGCGGGATTATCGAGAACTACGCCGGGACGACCTTCGAGAAACGAACGGTGGTGAATATGGTGCGTAAGCAGGGCACGGCCGCGGCTGACCTGCGGGTCGCGCTTCAGGTGGGCTACTGGCGCAACACGTCTCCCATCGTCGCGATCCAGCTCTTCCCGACGGCCGGCAACTTCGCCGTCGGCTCGACCGCGACGCTCTACGGGCTACCGTAAGGAGGGATCGTGCAGCACGTGATAGCCGAGTGCGACAGCGGGGACGTCGTCGTCGAAGACCTGACGCCGGACGAAGCAGCCGACTTCGACGAGGGCCGTGCAAGCACCGAGTACATCCGCTACGGCGAGAGCGAGCGGATTATCCCGATCCAGGTCCGGACCGTCGACGTCACGCCGGCCGAGCTGTTCCGAAAGACGTTGGCGCCGATGACCGGCTACCTGCTGCGGCTGAGCCTGCTCGCGATGGCCGACAACAACCAGCTGCGTAGCGTGGAGGGCGTGATGGTCGTCGGGCGGGCGAACCAGGACGCGCTCATCGTCAACAACGCGGACGGCCAGAACCAGACGATCCAGGCGGACCACCGCCAGGGCGCCGGCGCGTCGTCGTGGAACATCCAGCCGGGCGTGAGCGGGACGGACTTCTACGTCACCGTTACCGGCGCCGCTGGCCGAACGATCGACTGGCGCTTTACGGGGAGTTTCGAGACGTTCAGCCCGGCCGGGATCGTGGAGGAGTAGCGCCATGCCGAGCGTCAGAGACGGGCGCGCCGAGGTCGGCGTCAGCTTCGACGACTGGTACCACGGCCGGGCGCCCGGCCAGCTCGCGGGCGCGATGCCGAAGCTGCTCAAAGCGATCGGAGCTACCATCCCGCCGCTCGACCGGGTGTCAGACGATAGCCCGGCCTACGCCCGGGTCGACTGGGGCCGCTGGGTCGCCGACTGCCCCTGCGGCGGCGCGTCGCTGGTCTGGCTCGCCGGGCCGCACCTGGCGTTCTGCGCAAGCTGCGCGAACGCCGACCTCGGCGGGCAGTGGCGGCGCGTCGTCGTCCCGGACGACGCCGTCGGGATCGCAAGCGCGCTCGACGGAGCGGCGCCGAACCGCCAGCAGTGGGCGCCCGAGGCGGAGGGCTAGCCCGTGCCCTTCACGCCGCCGCCGACCGCCGTTCCGCTCACCGTCATTCAGGCCCAGCACCGCAACGTGCTCCGGGACAATCAGCTGTACGTCAACGCCCTGATGCCGAGCCCGACCGCCGCGAACCAGCTCCCGATCCTGACCGGGCCCTCGGCCGGCACCTGGGCACAGGCCGGCACCGGCTCGTTCGTCGGCGGCGGCCTGACGACGGTCAAGCTCGGCGCGGCCGCGATCACGACCGCCAAGATCCAGGATGGCGGGATCGACGCGGCGGCGCTTTCCAGCTCGGCTCAGGCCGCGATGATGCCGGGCAAGCTGGTGCTCATGGTCCGCACCATCGCCGAGCTGCCGGCCGGCTGGGCCCGCGAGACGGCGCTCGACGGGCGTTTCGCGATCAACGCCGGTACCACCTTCACGGTCGCGTTCGCGGAGGCGACCGACTACGGGTCGTCCTGGGCGCACGCCCACGGCTGGTCTGGCACGACCGGCGTCCCGGACTCGACCCAGGCGAACATCGCGACCGTCACGCCGCAGCAGGTCGACGCCGCCAGTACCGGCCACTTCCACACGGCCGGCGGCACCTCGGGCTCGACCTCCTGGACGATCCCGTCGCGGGCCTATGTCTGGATCAGGAGAGCCTGATGGCCGGGTGTCGGGTGTCGGGTGATGGGTGTCGGGGGACGTCCCCTGTCACCCGATACCCGACACCCGACACCCGCTCGCGGAGCGAGCCGTAATGCCGTTCACGACGCCGCCAACGGCCGTAGACGGGACGCCGGTCGCGTCGGCGCACGTCAACACCCTGTCGGCCAACTCGTCCTGGTTCAACGGGCTGCTCCAGACGCCGGCCGCGGCCGGTCAGGTGCCCCAGGCGACCAGCGCCAGCGCGGCGGCCTACGGCCTGCTCAGCGCGGCCAACGTCCACGACGGCGCGGTCGGCACGGCCCAGTACGCTGACCTGACGATCGCGACGGCGCAGCTCGCGGCCGGCGCGGTTGACAGCACGATCCTCGCTAGCGACGTCGTCGCACGAATACCGCCCTCCGGGCTCGGCGCCTGGGTGCGCCTGGCCGGCGACATCGCGACCGGCTGGTCACGCGAGACGAGCGGCGACGGGCGGTTCTTCGTCGGGGCCGGCACCACCTTCACGGTGACGTTCGTCGAAGAGACCAACTCTGGGAGCTCGTGGGCGCACGATCACCCGTTCACGGCCAGCATCGCGGCCGGCTCGCCGTCGACGGTCGACACCAACTTCAGCCCGAGCGGCACGGGCACGGCGGCGCATATCAACCACACCCACGCGCTCTCAGGCACGACCAACACGGCGTCCTGGGTGATCCCGTCTCGCGGCTACGTCGCCGTCAGGAGAGCCTGATGGCCGGGTGTCGGGTGTCGGGGGGCGGGGGGCGGGAATGCGTCTCCTGACACCTATCACCTGGGCCCCGACACCCGCTCGCGGAGCGAGCTCGTGCCGTTCGTAGCGCCGCCGACCGCGATCACCGGCAGCGTCTGCGGCGCGGCCTACACCAACGCGTTCTCCGCCAACGACACCTGGTTCAACGGCGTGCTGCCGGCGCCGTCGGGCGTCGGGCACGTCCCGATCTCGTCCGGGACCAGCGCCGCCGCCTGGGACTACGTCAACTCGGCCCAGATCGCGGCGGGGGCGATCACCGGCAGCGTCATAGCGACCGGCGCGGCGACGACGCCGAAGCTCGCGGCCGGCAGCGTGACGCTCGCGAAGCTGACGCCGGCCGTCCAGCTCGGCCTGGCTGCTACCGGCATGACGGCCTGGGTCCGCAAAGCCTCGGAGATCCCGGCTGGCTGGCCTAGAGAGACCAACCTCGACGGCCGGCTGCCGGTCGGGGCCGGCACCGAGTTCAGCGTGACCTACCTCGAGGACACGGCGTACGGCGCGTCCTGGAGCCACCAGCATAGCCTGACCGACACGTCCGAGGCGACGACCGGCCTGACGCCGAATCTGAAAGGCGACACCGGGGGCTGGCCGGCCTCGAACAGCAGCCACACCCACGGCGTCAGCGGCAACACCACCGCGAGCGCCTGGGCGATCCCGATGCGGGCGGTGGTCTTCGTGAGGAAGAACTGACGTGGAGAAGCGCACGCCGAAAGGGTGGACCGAGTATCTCGCCCAGGAAGAGGCCGAGTTCACGCTGTCCGAATACATGGCCGGGTGCTTATCGCGCATCCTGGGGTGCGCCATCGAGCAGGCCCAGGCGGCCGGCCACACCGAGGCTATGGTCGGGCGGTTCGAGCAGTGGGCGGCCAGGCGCGACCAGCTGTTCGGGCTCTCGGACGCGCAGGCCGAGCTGGCACTGACGCGCGAGGCGCTGGCGCGCGAGCGGACCGCTGTCGACCGCGCCAACGGCCTGGGAGCTGGAGGCGAGCATGCAGTGTGAGGGCACGGTGGCCGCGCACGACGTGGTGCGCTTCGAGGGCCGCGAGCTGGTGATTGTCGACGACGACACCGGCCAGCCCACAGATCAAGTGGTGGCGGTGCCGGTGTACGAGCAGGTGGCAGCTTCGAGGTGCGAGGCCGAGGCCACGCTCATGAGCCGCGGCATGAAAGAGGTGGCAGCGAAGGGCGGCACCAGCTGGCTGATCGTGGACGACAGGGCGTACTGCCACCAGCACTACCAGCCAGGGGTGATGCAGCACCTGGACGGCGCCCTGAGCGAGCACCCGGCGATGGCGGTCGACGGGTGAACGGCGAGGCCGTGCTGGAGCTGATCGAGCGGAACGGCCTGCCCGTGGTGATGGCCATCGGCGCCGTGGCGCTGTTGTGGCGGTTCGGCGGGGTGGTGCTGCGGGCGCTGCTGGAGGCCCATACCTCCAGGGTGAAAAGCCTGGAGGTGGAGCGCGACCACTTCCGCGACCGCTCGGAGGCCTCAGAAGACCGGACGGCCGCGTTAGCTAGGGAACTGATCGACGAGTGCAGGGTGCGCGCGGGCGGCCCTGTCGGGGCTGCCGTAGCCGAGGAGGACTAGGCGCCATGGCCGGGCTGCTGGGGATCGACGTCAGCTCACATCAGGGGTCGGTGGACTGGGCCGCCGTGAAGGGCGCCGGCGTGGCCTACGGGTTCACCAAGCTGACCGGCGGCACCGACTACAGGAACCCGTACGCCGCCGAGGCCTGGGCCGGCATGAAAGCCCAGGGGCTGGTGCGCGGCGCCTACCACTACGCGCTGGAACCCAGCATGCACGAGATGCCCGGGGCTGGCCCCGAGGCCGAGGCCGACGTGTTCTGTGATGCGCTGGAGGCGCTGGGGATCGAGGCCGGCGACCTGGCGGTGCTGGACGTGGAAGAAGGCGACGGTAGCAGCCAGATGGGGGAGTGGGCACTGCGCTGGCTGGCCCGCGCCGAGGACCGCCTGGGTTGGCGGCCCATGGTGTACACCGGCGCCTGGTTTTCGACGCCGGCCGGGTTCGGCGCGTGCCCCGAGCTTGCGGGGTATCCGCTGTGGCTGGCGGCCTACCAGGAGAGCATGCCGATGCCGGCGCCGCCCTGGGACGCCATCACCATCTGGCAGTACACCTCCTCGGCCAGCATCGCCGGCGTGGCCACGCCCTGCGACGGCAACCTGTTTTCGGGCACCGCCGCCGAGCTGGCGGGCTACGGCGCCGCCCAGCGGTTGCCGGAGTATGACTGGCAGGAGCCGGCCCGCCTCCAGGAGAACGACTGGGACTGTTCACCGGAGTCGATGGAGTGGTGCCTGTACGCCTACGGCCGGACGCCGGACGACAACTGGATTGAAGAGAGCATGATCGCGGAGGACGTCGTCAGCGTCGAAGCCGGCTGCCTCGACGCCAGCGGGGCCGGCCTCGCCGCCTGGCTGACCCGCCACTACGGCCCGGACGGCTACGTCGGGTCGAACGACCCGGAGGTCTCATTCGACGCGGTGGTGGAAGAGGCCGGACAGGGCCTCTACCCGGTCGCGATCGGTGGGCGGGCCTGGTATCACTGGAGCGGCGTCAGAGGGTACGACGACGGCGCGGACCTGCTGCTGCTGGCGAACCCGGCGCCCGGCTGGCAGGGCGTCTACCAGACGATGACGCGGGCGCAGTTCGCGCAGCTCGGACCGTTCAGCCTGGTCCGGTTGCGCCACCCGGCGGCGGAGGGAGACGTGGAAACGCCACCGCTCGACTACTCGCCGTGGGCAGGCCGGATCGGGAGCGGCCTGCTCGAGATGATGGCGGCTGACGGCGTGCTGCCGGCCCAGCGCTATTCGACCTGGCTGCCGTTGGGGGCGCCGCCGCCGGCCGACATCGAGGAGTGCGTGGGCACCAACGGCATCACCTATCGGTGGCTGCTAACCGAGAACCTCGGATTCAGAATCCGGCCGAGTTAGGAGGGAATCACGTGGATGAAATGAGCGAACTGAAAGCGCGGCTCGACCGCCTGGAAAGCCTGGTCGGGACGGCGTACGCGGCGAACGGCACCGTCCGGCCGGCGCTCGAGAACGCGGCGCTGCAGCAGGACGTCGAGCAGATGCGCGTCGAGGTCCAGGCGGTCTGCAACTTCCTCCGCGACAACGACCCAAATCCCGAGCCGCCGGCTCCGCTCTAGCGTCGAACGCCAGAACGCCCGGCCGTGCTAGGACTGGGCGTTTCGGGTGCTGGGGGCGCGGGCGCTACG